GCCACGACGTTCCAGTGTATCCAGGACCGACAGCTGTGCTTGAAGTGTTGCTTCCGGGTCCCAAGGCTCATTGGCCCAAGGTTTACGTTGTATTAATCCGGGCAGGGCTCGGTTTGCATACCCGTAGCATCGTTCCGAAGTGTACCAAACACGCAAAAACTCCGTTGCCTGGTAGTGTATCCCGTACTTTGCGTCATTCCCTATAGCATTTATTGCTCCATACCCGAGCCGATAAAGAATTGAAGTCCAATATGTGTCGGTAATGATTGAGGAATCATCGCCTCGCAGCCTCCTGAATGTATCCTCGTCAAGTCCTACTTCTTTCAGTATGGCTACGACAATTTCCGTGATTACCATATTCCAAAAGTTACCAACGTTTGACGTGAACCGCATCCCGGATTGTACACCCCCAAGCACACTAAGAATGATTATTGTCAAGTTGTTACCCATGCGCTTAGGGATTACGAGCTTTGCATTATACATTGACTTGATGACTCCGTCGAATATTTCCTTCCACAATGGTAAATAATCGTAAGGAATGTTAACCCTTCCTGGTTTAATCAGCGCAATGATGAGCCACACAACTTCATCAAGCTGTGGCTGTCTATCGAAACCTTTGAAGTCCCAAGGCAATGAAAATCGCTCACGAAGATACGTGCACATGTCATCCATCCGGCGCAGCTGCTCCTCGACAGTCTCGTCTAAAGTGTTGCCTTCCCATTGTGTGTAGTACCCATCACAATAGTACAACAGCCAAGACATTAAGAAATAAGTAAATACATCACCAGTGACAGCTATTCTTTGCTTGCCGAGTTCGCATTTGACAAAGGCCGAATTTGTTTGTATACCCAAGTGTTCCATACACATTAAGGCCAACTCTTCTGAAGTGTATAGGTCTAGCAGAAAATTCTTTCGTGCTTTAAACTTATCATCATCACCTTCAAAAGACCAAAATACCTTGCCAAGCGATGATGCTCCAGCTGTTGCTGCTCGTTCACTTTCAATGAATTCGGCTAGCGTCAGAAACTTTACCCGTCCGGGGACAGACGGTCCGACCACCTTCTTAATTGCTTCTTTGAATCGCTTTTCCCAGTTTTCACCAATTAGACCGTGTTCCGCTCCTTCACTTGCCAACTCCTTTGCCTCCTTGACTGGATCCCATTCGTCGTCTTGCTTATTCCTGTAACCCGAGATCCCCCCTGCTTCACATATATACAATCTATCCTCTATATCTATACTAACTTTCTTACCGTATGCATTGATAGTGCTCATTATTGTAGTTAGCTCTTTATTATCGTTCAGCACTCCTAACACCTTGCAATAATCAAGCCAATCACCGTGGTAGAGGTGAAAGGTCATCATATTACAAACAGTAATGTAGTCCAGGCCGTATAGCCTTGGCATCCATTCTTTCCATACTTCTTGCTTTGCCGCCAAAACATATGCCAAATATACCGTGTCAGCACGAGCACGGCGTATCATCAAATCCATTTTGACGGAAGGTGGAAATACTTCTTTGAACACGTCATCGTCGAACTTACCCATAATTATTTTCTGAAATTGGTCTTTTAAGTCGTCCGGAACTTGTTTCTGAATAGAGTTTCCTATACTAAATTTCTTGACTATGTCTGCTTTCGTAGTTACCATGTACTCAGGCGGCAGTAGCGATGTTTTCTTCTTCAACCATTGCACTTCTGCACGTGATGGAGTACACCCTAACTGAGCAGCTGCTACCATATAGGCAATCTCCTCTGCAGACCAGTCAATATTCATGTATTCTTTCAGGGATACAGTAAACCTGGCGATCGCATCTCCCGACCGCTGGAGTATTTTTTCCACTAATCCCCACCTTCGTCTCCACCTCCAGGAAGTGGATCCTTTTTGGAGGTATCTTCCTCTTTTCCCTCCTCTGTCTCGGCGAAAAGAGTGGCCCACATGCTGTTGACCTTAGTAGTTCCTTGAGCTAGGGGACCTGTTGCAAAAGGAACACAATCGCTAACGTTCCAGGATGCAACCGAAAGTCGCTGTTGTCGGTAAAGTGCGCCCCGTAGCAATGTAGCTGAAGC